ACCCCCATCCCAACCCTTCCCCCATCAAGGGGGAAGGGCTTTACGCGGCTTCTGCGAACGTCGCGGTGCCGAGATTCCCGTAGGCGTCGCAGCTGGCCATGTATTCCAGGGTGTTGCTGGCGAAGCCGCTGTTCTTCAGGGAAATGCCGCTGGACGAGGCCAGGCAGCTGTTGAACACGAACATGTCCTGCTCCGTCCCCCAGGGCAGCACGTGCACGCCCTGGAAGCTGCCGGTCAGGCCCTGGGGCTGGTTGGACAGCACCACGGTCTCGCCGCTGGAGGCGTTGGCGTAGCCGTAGGAGATCTTGACGTTCACGCCCTCGTCGCCGGCGGCGAAGGTGTACTTGCCCTTGGCGCCGCCCGTCGTGCCCACCGAATAGGACGCGCCGGCGACCTCCGAACCCGAGGCGACGCAGGTATAGATCGCGCCCGTGGTCACATTGACCACGCCCAGGTCGAACAGGAAGTTGGTAGCATTGGCCACGGTGACCACATAGGGGGTCGTGGCGGCCACGGTGCCCTGTTCGCCGTCGGCCTCAAGGTAGGAGCCGGTCGTGCTGCCGTCGCCGAACATAACGTCCGCATAGATCCTGGCGCTGATCTTGCCGAACTCGACCTTGCCGGTCACGTCCATCTGGCCCGCGCCCACGTTCACGGCCAGCTGCTTTTCGCCGAACAGGCTTTCGGTCTTGCGCTTGAAATCGATCGACTGGCTCTGCGGGACCAGGGCGCGAATCGGCGTGGGGTTGGCATAATTGCCGGTCGCGAAAACGCGGCCGGCGCCGAAGGTCGGCTTGCCGGACAGGGGCGTGGTCATGGGCGGGGTCCTTTCCTGGACAGCTTAGGCGCTGGGGGCGTTTTCGGCGGCCTGCAGGGCGGCGTCGGCCTCTTGCAGGGCGGCGTGGGCGGTCTGGATGGCCGGATCGACCACGGTCAGCCGGCCGATCAGATCCGGCAGGGCGGCGGCCACCTGGTTGTAGGCCGGCGTGTCGCGGGCCAGGGCGCCCGTGGCCAGGCGCTCGCGGAACCAGGTGTTGACGGTGTCGGCGCGGGACATGAGGAACTCCTCGGGCTTTAGGGGAGGGTTATTCTGACCGGCAGTCTCGCTATGGCCTGGCCGCCCTGGTCGCCGGGGGAATAGTCGCTCTTGCCTTCGATGCGGCACCAGTAGGCCAGGCCGCCGATGGTGTAGCGAGGGTCGCCGCAGTCGCCGTCGGGGGCAAAGCTGGCGCGCACCATCTGGTCCAGGCACGCCAGCATGACGTCGGGGGCGGCGCTGGGGTTCTTGCCGGCGTTGCTGTAGATCCAGATCTCGCAGTCCAGCGTGGTCACGCTGAAGAACTGGTCGTGGTCGAATTCGTCGGTCACGCCGGTGTGGCGCAGAAACAGGGCGGGCTGGTCGGAGACCTGGGTCCAGTGCGGCACGCGCCGGCCCGTGGTCAGGAAGCCCGTGGCGAAGGCGGCGGCCGCTCCGGCGGCGCTCACCGGGGCGGTCAGGGTCACCGTGTCGCCGTCGATCGACAGGATCGTGGCGCCGCGCGCGACGCCGGGGCCGAACACCGGCAGGCCCGCGAACAGGCCCACAGTGTTGCTCACGCCGGTCAGCACAGGGCTGCCCGCCGTCGCGTCTGCCGTGAGGTTGATGGTCGCCGCCGCCTGCAGATTGGCGAACAGGGCGGCCAGGACCGGCTCGAAGGCGATATTCATCGCCTGGCGCGCCAGGCAAGGATGCCGAAGACGACGGCGACGATCGCGGCCGACAGGGCGTCGATCGCATGACACCAGGCCTCGATGATCATGCGTTGGCCTCCGCGGCGGCTTTTTCCACGACCGCGTTCAGGCGCGCCTGAACCTCGGGCTGCATGGCGGCGAGCGGGCCGCGCTCGAAGGCGTGCTCCTCGATGTTGGGGACGCGCGCGAAGGCGGCCACCAGAACGACGGTCGGCGCCACCAGCTTCCGCGCGAAGACGTGATCCAGCAGCATGTCGTGCCGTTTGACGTCGGCCCATTCGCCGGTTTCGCCATATTCCAGCGCGGCCGCCTTGGCGTATTCGCCGCCGGACACCTTGCCCGCGTCGATGAACACCTGACCCTTGATGCTGCCGGGATCGGTGAATAGGCGCACGCGCTCCTTGCTGCGCAGCCGGCCCGTGCGTGATGGCGTGGCCGCCTCGACCCGGGCCAATAGTTCGGCCGACAGCGCCTCGATCTCCCGCTTCAGGTCGTCATAGAGCGCGTCGGGAAACCGGTCGAACCGCAGCCCGACCGAGAGCGCGCCTTGAACATCGATGCGGACGCTGTCCATGCGGATGCTCCTCCCTTCCCCCTTGATGGGGGTCCTAGCGCTCGTATACGAGCGCAACGGACGGTCGGGGATGGGGGTGAGAGGTCCGACACGGTGGGGCGGGGGATTTTCGCGCTAGGCCGGACGCCGCGTCACGGCCGAGGCGTCACCCCCAACCCTGCCCTTCCCCCATCAAGGGGGAAGGGTTCAGTCTCTTCCCAATAGGCGGGCGGTCTCTTCCGCGGATTGATCGACAGGGACAAAGAGCGCGACCACGTCACCGTCCGGAAACGCGAGTTCGCGGGCGACATAGGTCACAGTCTCGACAATCGCGGACCTCGCGGCCTCGGCTCCGACCCCCAGGAAGCACGGCTCACGAAGATATACAGGGCGCGGGGTCATAAACTCTTTTCCGCCCTCCAGCGTGGCATATTGGCCGTTCAACGGGCCGCCAATGCAGAGTCGGGTCTTTGTTTCCATGCGCCGGATATAGCAAATCACGCCATCGTCGGCGTGCGGTAGTCGTCGAGCGCCGCTTCGATGTCGGGGGCGAAGGCGCCTTTTTGGCCGGGGGTGTTGCCGAACCACCAGCGCTGGCTGCCCACGCCCGGGGTGTCCTGCTGCACCAGGTTGGGGTCGCGGTCCTTGGCGGAGTAGCGGCCGGTGATCAGGCGCAGGCAGATCTCGATCAGGTCGTCAGGGACGGCCAGGGTCGCATAGGTGAAGGTCAGGGCCTGGCCGTCGTCGGCCGGGTTGAAGGTGTAGACCCCGGCGGCCACGCTGTACTGGCCCTGGGCCGGGTTGGCGGGGACGGGCGTCAGGGCCGCGCCATTGGCGTAGGCCACCGACTGGTCGCAGGAAAAGGCGGCGTTCTGGTAGACCGTCACCTGATAGGGCGCGGCGGGGACGGTGTGCGCCTCCTGGACGATCACGCCGTAGCCGGCGGTGTAGACCACGGTGACCGGGATGGCCTCCCATAACGTGGCCGTGCCGGTCCAGGGATTGAGGCGCAGCAGCTGGCCCGTCTTGAAGTCCACCCGATAGTCCAGGCCCGCCTGCAGCGTCTGGGTCACGCCGGCCGCCAGGGTCTGGACCACGGAGGCGACGTTCAACACCGGCCAGCGGGTCAGCTGCAGCTGCGCGAAGCCGCCGGGGGTCTGGTAGGGATAGGGGTCCTGCTGGATGTCGAAGGCGTCCTGCACCACTTCCGGGGCGACGGGCCGTTTGATGTGGCGGGCGATGGCGCGGGACACCTGGGCGATGGCGCGGGTCAGCCATGAATCGTCGGAGGTGTTGGAGGCGTCGAGCGACAGCTCGTCCTTGACCGTGGCCAGGTCGGTCAGGTTGTGGCTGGCGGCGGGCGACAGCACGGTGTCGGTGACGGCGTAGCCCACTAGCGCGCCATCCGCGAATCCGGCGCGCCGGCGGGGCGGCCCGGCTTGGGCGCGGCGCGGGTCGGCCTTTGAGGAGCCGGCGGCCAGGATTCGGCGGCCGAGATGTCGCCGGCGGCGTCGAGCTTTTTGGCCAGATCGTCGGGCACGAGCCGCTTGTCGCCCTTGCCATGCGAGGCGACGGATCGCGCGAAGGTCACGAGCTTCATAAAGCCTCCTTAGAGCAGAAGCTCGGCGACGGAGCCCGCATAGTTGAACGCGCCGACGTGGCCGAGGCGGATTTCGGGGTCTATCCAGACCCGGCCGCCCAGCTGGCGCCAGCGATGGCAAAAGCCGTAGTCCTCGCTCAGCTCGCCGTGCTCGTCCCGCTCGCTCTGGGTGAAGAATTCGAAGTAGCGGGCGCGCAGATCGGCGGGCCAGTCGGGCGCGCCGTCGCGTTTCCAGTCCGGATGGGCCGCGACCATGTCGGCGAACACCCGGCGGTTGATCAGCATGAAGGCCGCGCCGAAGCCGCGCGCCTCGATCGCGCCCATCTCGTCCTGGATCAGCTCGCCGGCCGGGCCGCGCAACGGCCGCCAGCACCAGACGGCGGGGTCGCTGTTGGGCTTCTGGACGCGCATGCGCCCGACGCCGCCGATCAGCGGCTTGTCCGACCCCAGCAGCCGAAGGACGGCGCCGGGCTCGAACTGCATGTCGTCGTCGACGAACAGCAGATCCGTGAAGTCCGACGCCAGGAAGTGGGCGACCAGCTCGTTGCGCGCCCGGTGAACAACGGACGAACCGACCACGAACTGGAAGGTCACGCGGATCCCGGCCTCCGCGAGATACAGCAGCGTCGAGGCGAGCGACGCCGTGTACTCCCACGCCGGGTTGCGTGCGATCGGCGTGCAGATCATCACCGAGCGCTGGCGCGCGCGGCTGAGGCGCTCGGTGATGGCTGCATCGTCCATGGTTCAGCCCGGACCCTGCGGCAGGCGGTCGAAGCCGGCGAAGAAGCCGGCGGCCTGGGCCTGGGCGGTGTCGGTGCCGGTCGCGCTGAGCACTGTGGCGAAGTTGAACCGCACATAGCGCCGGGCGGCCCTCAGATTGGCGCCGATCTGCAGCTGACCGGCGACCGCGCCGCCGCCGCTGGGGCCGGTGGCCACCACGGCATAGGTCGCGGTCTGGAAGTCCGACCAGTTGGCGCCATCCGGCCCCTCCTGGATGTCGTAGCCGAAGGAGAGGCTCTTGCCCGAGGCGAGAGACGCCTCATACAGGATCGCCGCCTCGACCGAGCCCGCCAGGCTGCCGCCGGCGAAGCCCATCCGGTCGATGGTGACGCCGGTGGTGGTGGCGGAGTTACCCGAGCCGCCGGCCGTGGCCGCGGCCACCGCGGAAAGCGCCAGCAGGGAGCCCAAGGCCCCCACGTCGCGCTGAAGAACGATGTCAGCCATCGCTTAAGTCCTTTCTCTCCCTTCCCCCTTGATGGGGGAAGGGCTGGGGATGGGGGTGAGGGGTCCGCATTCGATGCGGAGGGGATTTGGAGATTTGCTTGAAGCCGAGACGG